GAATGACCATTTCTTTTACATGCTTGATATTGATATATATATTCGTCTACAATACTAAAATTAATATTTTCATTTTTATTGTTATCTTCAATATTTTTAACTCTATTCATAACTTCTGATACCTTTAACAATCTAGAGCCTTGATTATATGAAGAATTTTGTGAATATCCTGCCTCACGTGCAGCTTGTGTAGCATTATGACTAACTGCATAATGTTGACAAAATGCTTCTTGTTTTGCATTTAAATTATTCATCCTTATACTCCATTTCTAAAATCATTTCTGCATAGTGTATTACTTTTTCAATATCTTTTTTGCCTTCACCTTTTCTTCTATGTCTTGTAACATATTTAATTATATTACCTTCAAGAAAAGTTAAGTCATTACCTACAATATATTCCACAGGTTGTATCTTACAATCTTTGTAATGACTACCACCTACTTGTTTTAATGTAGCTTGTATTGCTTTCTTTTTTATGTCTGTCTTTTTAAAACCTGTATCTTTAACAGTTTCTTTTATTGCTTCATCCATTAATCCCATTTTTGCTTGCTCCTCATAATATATCATATCAGCATATAGTTTATCAAAGTTCTGTTCATATGTCAAGTCTTTTTTATCCTTACTCATCTTCGCCTCTTAACACACTCCTAATTCTATTTCTTAAATACTTATTGTTTTTTGTATTAATAACTTTGTATGCGAATGACCTGGTTTTATTTGAATCTACTCCGGCCATGTCGCATACTGTATTAAAATTTTCACATGTTACTCCTACGTCTGCAAAGAACCATGCCTCTGCTTTTTGTCTATTTACTTTATCATATGTTGTGATAGGTTTTTTAGATACGTCTAACAATGCTTGTAATATCACAGCAATAAATAATCTCTTCTCTGAATTGTAAGGTTCAGAATAAAAAGCATTTTCAATTTGTATTATGTCATGTTCTTTTTTCATGTACTTCGTCTACGTTTGGTTCTTTCTCAACTTTAGTAAGATATCTCTTACCGGTTGAATACTGAAAAGCACGAAGTCCTTTACCATCATTAGCATCACTCCAACAATCATGCTTATAATGACAGTAGATACAACCAACGTCAAGCTTATAATTACCAGACTTGCCATCAGGAATATCAGAATAACATTTATCAGGTATATTGGTAGATGACACAACTTTTTTAAGATGTTGTATTCTCTTCTTAGCATTTATCATCTCCAACGAATGTACTTTGGTATAACATATTTCTCCTGTTGATTTATTAATAACTAAAAACCCAGCCTCATCAACACCATTGGCCTCTGCATATGCTGATATCTGTGATATGTAACCGAATGGGTCATCACTGGATAAGTTATTATATTTAAATTTAGTAAAGCCTCTACCGGATGCACTCTTACAATCAACTAATGTGCCATCAATCATACAGTCCTGGTGTCCTACAACTCCTTCTAGTTTAACTTGTTTCTGTTGCTGTGAAACTTTATGTCCTGCAATAGAAGCAAGCATAATTAATAATTCTTCTAATATATATCCATACAAGAATTTAATTCTAGTGCTAGGAGGTATAGGAACTATCTCTGTATTTTTAAAATCATACCATAGCTGTCTATCTGGTTTGCCTATTGTTGATAATCTTAATCTTGACTTTTCATGAGGCATCTGCTTTAAAAAATCTTTTACATGTATCTTAACCGAATTAGCAAAGTCATCTATACATTTATCTACTTCTTTTTCAGTTAGTTCTTCATTCTTTTTTTCGAATAAACTGTATATATCTTCTACTATAGTATCTATTTTTTTCATAAATAAAACGTGAGAGACTGCCAAGCTAAACAGTCTCCCACTATCCTTTTAATTAAGAGGCAAAAGGAATTTTTTCGTCTGACTCAGCAGAGTATCCATCAGGTACTACATCAAATGCATCATCTGCATCACCCTGATAAGGAACTAAGTCTACAACCTGTACTTTTTTAAGGTCAGCAGAAACACCTGCTCTACCTTTAAACTTCCACTCATATGTGGTGTATAGTACATTTACTTTAGAACCATTACCAACTAATGTATTCATCATGGTTCTCTTCTGAGCATCAAGAACTTCCGGTGCACTATTTAAGTTACCATCTTTTCTTTTGACGTTTCGTTTGATGCTAACAAAGTCTCCTCTGTCATCACCTTTATTCTTTATAGCAAGACCATCTTTTTCTGCGAGAGCCTTGTTGTCTGCATCCAGATTACCTACATCAATACTCCATGTACCATCTGCATCAAATGTTGTGTTTGGACTTGTTATGCTTGCCCAATAAGCAGTTCCACTAATTACACTCATACGTGTATTCTCCTTTTTTGGTTATTAAAATTATATTATAGCACATTTTGTGCATCACTGTCAACACTTTTTTTTAGTTTCATTCCTAAAATTGTTTTTCTTGAACTTTCTTTTCTTTTATCTTCTGTAAAATGTTCTTTATAGTAGTGATGAGTATTATACTTTTGTGTACAAAACTCTAAATTAGAGACATCATTATTTAAACTATTATTATCCTTATGATTAACTGTTATACAGTCTCTTATAAAATTTTTTAATACGTCAGGAACATTTTTCCATTCTTCATCTGTCATATTTAAACCTTTTATATTACTTGGTTTTAATTCTATGTGATGTAATCCTACTAATCTATGTACATCATAAGAAATTGATGTAACATACTTATGTTTTCTGTAGTATTCATGGTATGTTTGTTTCTCTAATTCTTTAATACTAATATTTAATTTTGTTTGCATATATTGTTTAACAACACCACTCAACCTCTTACCTCCTTTATGATATGGATATGATTTATGCTCTCTCCAAGTTTCTTGTTGTTCTCTCTTGTATTGATTCGCATGTTTTTTCCAATTAGTTCTTATGTTTCCTTTGTTACTTATTTCATAACCTCTAAAAAACATTGGTATTGTAATTTTTTTCCAAACTTCTTCAGTCATTAATATCTCCTATTGATTTTTTAATAATATCTACATTAAATAATTTCTGTATATTCATTAGATACATTTTAGAAGCCTTGTTATCACCACCAGATACTTCTCTTTTATTAGGTGTGTTCTTT